CAGGAAGAGCCGCATGCACGTCACACACAAGAAAGAAAGGAGGTTGTCAAGCCTCACTGCAAGAAGCACTCGGGCTTCGTCTCAGCTCAACCGGCTACGGGGTTGGGCCAGCACCTGAATCCCTACCGCCACCAGACCTCGCACAACTCTACCAGGCATGCGAAATGCCGCTCACCATGGGCCTGGAACCGAAGTTCCGTCCCGAGGCGATTGAAGAGGTAGGGAAGATACGAGTGGCAACCATCCATGACGCTCTGGCAACACACTACGGACGCGGTGTGTCGGCAGAGACCATTCCACTCTTGGCAAGGCATCCCTGGTTCAGAGCAGGGCTGACTGGATCAAAGATAGAGCTCGAGCCGCACAAAGGCGACACGGGGCTACTAACTCTGTTCAGTGCAGACTTGACAGCTGCAACCGAACTCCTCACACACGACCGAGCACAGGCCGTCATGAGAGGAGTAGGGAATGCCTTGGAATGGAGCGAGTCACGGATGGAGGCGGTAGAGACATTGCTGGGACCGCAACGTCTCGTCTACCCAGGAAACCCTAAACATGGACACCTCACAACAAATAGTGTCCTGTTAGGGCTCGGTATCACATGGACTGTACTGTCAATTGTCAACGCCTTCAACGCGACAAGAGACGGTCTCAACGATCGATCATTTGCCGTCTGTGGAGATGATCTCACGGGGCTCTGGAACCGAGCACACCGTGAAGAATACATCTCCAAGACAGAGGAAATGGACTTACAGATCAATCGATCTAAGAGCTTCACATCACGCAAATTGGGCGTGTTCTGTGAAAGACTAGTCCGTAGAGTCTACCCGACATATGTGGAGCGCAGCCCCCGAACCTCGCCAAAGATCCGGGTATTCCTGGATGGTTCTACGCATGAGTTCCCACAAGTCAAGGTGAGAAAGACTCTACTGTGTACCGACGTACATGACGTCCTGGGAATTCGAGAAGCGAGCGCGGCTAAACTCCTGACTCGACGAGGACGAACTGGAGCTTATGCAGTACGAGAAAACTTACTGCACAGACTTGAAACAACTTCTGGACCTCTGAGAACTCTCATCCTCCATACCCTTAAAAGAACACGGCCCAATGGAACATTTAATGGGCCAGTGTGGGTAGGGGGGAATGGAAACAGAGTGATCTCAGCAGAAGACGTCCGCCGTGCCAGACGTGCATACATTGGATACCTCGTACGAGGATCCCCACTCCAAACACAAGAAGGAGTGGTAGATGCAGTCTGGTCGGAAAAACGGCGGCACATTGTTCAAGAGCTCCATCCTGCAGCCAAGGGACCAAAGGAGTCGGAAGTGCTAAGGGAGGCACTAATCGCTCACGTTCAGTCGGATGCATTGAGGACCCTAAGACCTGCTCCAAAGGAGAAGTCAAAGGGGGCACTCAAGAGACAATCCAACAAACGAGAGCAGCTAGGCCTGCACTACCTTAAGCAACCTTCCAACTTCTGGAAAGATTGGTACCCGAGAATACAGGCGTCCGGACTGTCGAGTCGAGGGCGGAAGCGGTTGTTCTCTCCTTTCAAGACTCTTATCCAAAGGCCAACACCCAAAATTGTCGAACGGGTGTTTAGGATACACCGGAGATATGGTCACGACCGAGTCGTAGCACCATTCTCTGCAGCGTGGACCCTCCAGGACATAGGCTTGCAGCCGACTCTGTTGCAAAACGGAGTACGGCGACCCTGGGCCTTTCTTCTGCAATCCTCTTACG